TTAACGCTCTGCCATATCGATATTCAATCCTAATTCAAACAGACCAGCGATCAACCCATACTGCACTGATAGCAACACGGCCAGGCAGAACTGCTCACACTCCGGCAAGGTTGGCTTTTCTGATTCCGGCCATCTCTCGGTATAGGCGTTGAGCATTGCCGCATGCAATGCAGCTGGATCTGTTTTCCAACTGGTTACCGATTCTGCTAACCAGTCCACCACCTCTGCACCGTAAGTGACGTACTCTGTACCCGGTGAGCTGTGCTGTACAGGCTCAGGGTTTTCCTCAGTCGGAGCTACAGCAACACCTAAGCACTTGGTACTAAATGCTCTGTAGTTCTCAGGAGTAACACCGGAGTCAGGCTCAAAGGCCACGCAGATAGCGTTGGCGATAGGGGCTAAGTAAGAGGGAACTGCTAGAGTTAGGTATTTCATACAGGGAGCCTTTCTGCGATGTATGCTTCAATTGCGGATAGGTCGCCTAGAGGAACGGCGTCGATTTGTCCTATAGCCAGCACACTTATTCCACCTCGGAAGAGACTATCGTAGTTATTGGAACGCCTAATTGCGCCTATGCAAGCGGTATTGATAGTTACTGGCAAGGATGGCACCCCAACGTCTACGACGGGCATTCCTCCTGTACGAGAGCGCAATCTTGAATCCACTACTAGCGAATAAACATTATTGGCAGTCGAACCGAACTGAGCTGAGAAAGTACCAGCGGCATCATTACGGCAAATACCTATCAGCGGATTACCTGTCGAGAAATATACACTTGCCCACAAGGATGTATTGTTTGCAAGAACGCCCATCCCATAAGGGTATGCTAAGCCTGTGAAACCTGCTGGATTAAAGTTGAGACCTAAAGAGACAAACCCTTGCGCCCCACCTGCAATTGGCACTGCGCTCAAGTTTAACCTCGTCTGCACACCGTCGAAGTCTAACCACCAGTTACCTACGCCGTTTGAGGTCTCCCAACCTGTGGCCTTACTGTACGTCTGCTCTACGCCGCCTTGATAAAGATTGACACCTCCAATAAGAACGCCGGAAGTACCGTCGCCAGCGTAGATGGAAGCGCCAAGAGAGAGGACTATGTTACGTGTCGAGTTCCCAGTTGAGGTTGGGGTACATGTTATGACAACTTTATAAACGTCATCACCTATAGGCGTCACATCGGCGGTGAATGTCGCGCCAGCAGGTGAGCCGACAGCTTGCGTAGAAAACGTACCAGCGGCTAAGTTGATTGTTACGCGAGAGCCTGAACTGCCTACGTTTCCTATCACTTCAGCTCTAAGAAATGTTTCGCCGCTGGCCTTACAATAAAATTGTAATACAGAGGTCGCATTATCCAGACCGGATGCATTTAGCTGCACCTTATGATTCACGTTGTCTGTTAAGGCAGACACCTTAGACAGACTTATACCGTTAGGTAAAGTGTACTGATTCGCTACCACAGCCACACTAGTCTTCGACCAAGCGCTCTGAGTTAAATCTTCACTCCAGATAGCTAAATTCTTGGCACCCTTACGCAACTTAGGCTGGAACCCTGCGGTAGCTTGAGAAGCGCCAATACCTAAGTCTGTCAGAGCTAAGTTGCTCAATGTCATATCACATGCGGTAGCCCGCTTTATGATAAGGTTGGTGTGATTCCCTGCTATAAACACCACGTCGTAACGTCCGGTAGCGTTGACGTTGAGGTACACCGTCCCGGAGTCACCAGTAACCTGAACCGTTCCGCTTACATGTTGAACGTCGAAGCTGATACGATACATGTTGCCGGGTGTCAACGGGCTGGTAGCAGTAAATATGGAGAACCCGGCGTTTAGCTGCGCTAGGGAACCATCGACTGAATTAATACGAACACCTGCCTGGCTGAAAGAAATAGCACCAGAAGCTGGCTGAGTTACACTCCACCCGGCACTACTAGTCAGTCTTCCATTCACCATAGACTTACGCCTATACGCCGCGTCAAGCCACAGCGCCACGTTTCCATCTTGCACAGCCGGAGTAGTACCTGCGGTGTCCGAGAAGCAGTTAATGCCTGGTACGAAGAGGCGCATGGCCTCTTTGGTTGCTTGGGATAAGCCGGGTATTGGATATGCACCAGCAATAATTGCTGCGAGCCTAGCAATCGATAAAGGCATCTTAGGCCCCGACTACATCATACGAGTTAGCTGTGGCAGTGGGATTGATTGCGCCAACCTGAGAAGTAGTAGTTACTGTTAAACCGCTTCCATTAGTGGTAACGCCTGCACCACAAGCGATTTTGACACCGGCAGGTCGCACGGCAATACCAAAATTCACTAACCCAGGTGGGATTGTGAGCACAACACCAGGTGCACAATCCAACGTCAAACCATTATCAGCTTGCGTCAGATCACGTGAGGCGGCGACACTCGTTGTTAAGGCTGCCGATCCAGCCTTACTAAAACCCAGGCTAGAGCGGAAAAATGTAGTTAGTGAGGCTTTATTTAATGCGGCCCCAGCTGAGTTTTGTAGATTGTTGTAATTGCTAGCCTCTAGAAGGACATCGTTACGTTGTGAGCGTGTGAAGATTTTCCACTTAGCATCCTCACATATACCGTAAATATCTGCGGCTGGACGTTCTAATTTAACGCTTCCATCAGTCGTCTCAGTGACGACCAAGTTGTTACCAATGATTTCAAATTTCAATGCCATGATTTGTCCCTAAAGAACCAATGATTTTTGGTAAGTTTAGGGACATTGCAGGCTTTAATGGTGCGCATCTGACATGCGTCAGATGGCTTGTTATTCGGGTAAATAGTTTGTGATTAATAGCTCAGTCACCGGTTTATTGCCAGCACTGGCGATGCTGTATGAGGTTTTGACCTCACGGATATGAAAGTCTTTAAACAGCTCGCGGATCTGAGGCACGTTGTTGATACTGACCATCCAGTTGCCCTTGGCGCTGGCCAGCTTGTCACGTAGTGTAATGAAGTCGCTTTTATCAAACAACCCCTTGCCGTAGTCACCCTCGCAATCCCAGTATGGTGGATCCACGTAAAAGAAGACGTGATCCCCGTCATACCTGGTAATCAACTCGGCATAATTCAGGTTTTCAATAGTCACCCGGCTAAGCCTTAAATGTGCCTCTGTAAGGTCCTCAGCTATGCGGTCAAAGTTCAGCCTGGGTGGTGTGCTGTTGGCGATCCCAAATGATTGTTTGAATGCTTTGGCACCGAATGCTGTACGTACCAGGTAGTAGAACCTGGCCGAGCGCTGTATATCTGTCAAAGTGTCCGGTGCCACCCGCAGCTGGCGCTCAAATTCATCGCGGCTAATCAGGGAGTATTTGAAACAACGGATAAACTCCTCCAGGTGATTCTGTAATACTCGATACAAAGTGATCAGATCAGAATTGATATCATTAATCACTTCCACCTTGCTTTGTTCTTTACGAAAAAGGACCCACGCGGCACCAGCAAACACCTCTACATAGCATTTGTGCGCCGGTATCAGTGGAATGATGGTGCCGGTGAGTTTGCTTTTGCCCCCAACCCAAGCCAGGGGCGATTTCCGTTTTGTTAAAGATCGATCTTGCATCATGAAGTCCTAGTTGGTTAGGCGTTCATGACGCTCGATATAATTGCCGGTTACGTTTCCGGCGATAAGGTTGCAGCAGAGCCTTACCCGTCGAAGTGTTCTAAAACGTAGTTGGCTGGGCGACTGAGCGAGTCAGCGCCATCAAACCAGTTTGCAGATCTGTCTGGCCAATGCTGACCCAACGTTGATCCACACCTTGTTCTGCGCGTAGCTTAGCTACCAAAGCGCCCAGAATAACGCCTTGCTCTTTAATTTGATTCATCAATGCAATTTCCTCTGCAGATAAATCACGATAGCCTTTGATATGTTGATGTTGATCTTTCATCACTCTCTCCAAATAAGTTTATTTCGCCGCAGCGCGGGCATTTAATGCTTAATTTAATCACCAGCCCAATGGCCAGCTTACGTTTACAGTGTTTGCATCTTAAATCAGTGGAATTGTCCTTTGTGTTAGACATACGGTCGCCCTTATAATCGACCCGCCCACGTGGGTGGCAGGGTCTTCGGTTGATCCGTAGACGGTTTACGGTGAGACGGGGGTGTTAACTACTCGCAATAGTTAACGCTCTCGCCCTGTTTCTTTTGCACCGATAGTCTAAGTACACAAAGCTAAATTATCGCCACTGACAGGGGTCAGCATTAAGGGAAGTGGCACTAATGATTTATTGCTCGTAGTTATGCCGCATCACGAAACGAGGCAATTTCTTTATATCTCTTAAAACCCAGTTCCCTTCTAACAGGCTCCATTCATAATCAAACGAGGGTCTAGTATCCACCTTTTGAAATGCGTGTTCCTGGAAATCGTAGATAAAATTATTAATCAAGTCTTCATAGTCACCAATTAGGCTATTAGGGACTATCAGCACATCATCAGTTGGCATCAAGGTATTTAAAAAGTGGCTGATCTCGCCTGAAGGCTTCAAATAGATGTAATCCATAACTAAATATCCACAAACAAATAATGACCATACAAGTCAGCTACATATGGTGTACCAGAGTAGTTAATTCCAGTTGAATAGATTTGTATTGTATTATTTGGCTTAAATATACCTGTATAGCCATATGCAAAATCAGAATCGATACCGTGACTGGTATTGGCCATTACATTCAAACAAATAAATGTTTTATCTGAACCCTGTATCGTGCCGAGATTGATGCTTGAATAACCAAAGCCGAAACCCATCGTTCTGAGTTTTAAATATCGCTCTTCACTGTTAAATACAACTTTTCCAGATGCATCTCTAATTGCAATTCCATGACCTGGTAAATTTCTATTCAATGTTTTCGAGCGTCTGGCAATGATTATATGCAATCCAAAAGTTGTGGTTTGACTTGTCGCATAGGCATAACTCGGCCTGTTGGTGTAATCCCATCCCCAACCAAAGTAAGCTAAGAACGTAAACTGAACGCTCGCATCTTGAGTATTACCGGCTGGCCTAATTGGCCTGGCAAAAATAAGGTCGTCACTAAACTCATTGAAGGGATAGTAATCGCTATACCAGTTCATACCAGGTGGATATATGATTTCTTGAATAACCACTAGGCTATCAAAGTAGTCATTGAAATCCTCATCTGGATTGTAAATATTAATGCCGAACATTTATATTTTAAAAAGCTTTAAGCTACCGCCACTTGTCGCATTTCCTGAATATCCAGGTCCAGGCGGCAATGTTCTAACTTGCAAATAACCGTTGTAACAAATTACTGCAATCGTAAAGTTCAAAACGAAAGCAACACATCTTGTAGTGATTTTTGAATCATAAAAAGTCCATACAGCACCATATCCAAGCGCTGGGAAAGTAACGTTCATTACAAACCGCAAGATTTGGGAGTTTGAAGACATGATCACCACTCCGTCGGGATCGTATATTTCCATACCATAACTCATGCCGACAAATCACCAATCTTGACCCTGATGATCCCATTTTCATCATAAACTTTTATTACACTGTTCGTTTGCTCTACACGCTGACCAGTAGTTGCGCTTTTGATAGTTACATTACCCGCTGAGTCAACAGTAAAACGGCTATTGATATTAATTGAGCCAGCCGTAAAATCACCTTTTATAATGAAATTTGCACCATCCCAACTCACACCTTTTGACGAGCTACCTACCTGGAATACGTAAGCACTGTTGCTGTATGAGTAACCAACATATACGCCTGTGCCTACACCAAATGCTGACATGCCACCAGATATCCAGCCAGCATTATCCAGTGTGATACTGCCAGCGGTGATTGCTCCCATATTAGCTTTAATTGCCGCAAGATTTGCAACGTTGATTTTATTGGCCGTAATATCTCCTGCCAGCATGTCGTTGGTAACCTGGCCTGGACCAGGTAAACCACCGCCGCCCGTATTCCAAGTTGAAGTATCCGCATCGTATGTGTATAGCTTGTCACCTTCATAAGTAATACCTGAAGGCACATCCGTGTATGTCGTGGTTAAATAAACAACCCGACCTTCAAAGTTCCCTGTGTCAGGTAATGGTGCATCTACCACCTCAATGCCACCAACAGTGGCACTTGGCGTTACGTCATAAAGTGTTGAATAGTTCAGGCCGGTGGTGCCATAGGTATCATAATGCGCAGCCTTGTAGTACATCTTTTCGGTAATGCCGGTATGCAAGAAAAAATTGCTGTTCCCGTCATAAATTTTGTTTGTTGGCCCTGGGATGAAGTCGTTAACGTTGGCTGCGAAAATCTGAGTGCCGGCATAATCCAGATCGGGACACGGAGACACAGTAATTGCCGCTGACTCACGACCTGCGGTGATGGTAATTGTAGGTGCTGCAGGCGCGGCGTTAGTCCCCGTTAAAACCAGTGGCAAAGGTGACATCACGCCACCATTTTTAACGCGTATGGTAGCTGTTAATGATCTCCAGGGGCCTCCATCTGCTATCGCATTTTCTAGGGTATAGACATAGTTGGTAGATACAGTCCTGAAAGCACGCTTAACTGACCCTGCATTCAAAATCTCTATGTAGTATTCCTGAGCGCCGGTGACTTCTGTCCAGATAATGTTATAGCTCTGGTTATTTGAGGTGATCGATCCGCTGGCCACATTCGGAGGCGGTGGGATTTCACCAACGTCGACGGTTTTAGTGACATACGGGCCAAGCAGCGCCCCCATTGCGGCACCGCGAATATAGATCGTGCCTACCTGACCAAGAAAGTTAAACGAAGTGGAAGTCACCTCGGCAATGGTTTCCCAGTTTTCACCATCAATGGATTTATCAAACACATAGCGGCTGGCGCCCACTGCCACAGGCCAGGATACAGTAAGAGATGGGTTTATTCCGCTACCTATCTGAGTGACAGTAAAGTCTGTCAAAATCGGCTTTGTCTTTGGTGCCTGGATCCCATAGCTATACAAATCTTCAGGAACTGGTGCGCCATCTGCAGAATACACGCGCAAATCATCGTTTACGCATGTGATCTGTAAATTACCTCCATTAGGAGTCACAGATAGCACCTTGGCCAACTGTACGACCCCACCGGTTGGGCCGAATGTAATCCTGGTTCTTTCCTTGGAAAAGTCTGTCGGTGGAATAAAATCCAACGTCTGGCCAGCCACCAAAGTGAATTGATTATCCTCTGGTCCTTTTGCGACCTCTCTGACTGGATGGGCAGATCCATTCGGACGGCTTAGCATCACATAATGTTGTGCACCAGGTATCCATTCAAGCATTTCGGTTACAGTAAAGAGACCGTCGACCACGCTCACGATATCAGCTGCTTGTCCCCATTTAGGGATAGGATTTTGAATACCAATCAAGGACCCCATGCTAACCAGTTGGCCTTCTAGTTCAGTCTCGATCGATATGCGCTTACGGTGCCATCTATTTTCAGCACACATGGTGATAATTTCTCGCCATACCTGGTCACGATTGGTGACGCCAAAAAACTTCACTTTGGCTGGTTTGGCTTGTGAGTCTGGATCCAGCGCTGCACGAACAGTGCGCCACTTCCATACGGTTTCATCAAAGTACTCGGCATCAATACAATCGGCAGTATCTTCAGAGGCCATGATGTAACTGATTTTGAATGAACCAGGAATAGTATTCCTGCTGGTGAATAAAGCAGTCGGAATGGTTTGCAAGCTGTTACGCACAAAATTCAGCATGCCGCTTTGAACATATGGCCGCATACGTCCAGCTCTGCAAGCTAGTGTGACAGCATCCCAGAACGTTTGGGTAGAGTCATAGATACCGTTAAACTCATCGCCGCGTGCTGCCAATACTGCATTGAGGGCTGTTAATTGAGCTAGATTTACTCTGGTTTCGTCGACCTTAGCTCCATATTCAGATCTGCACATATCGGCAATCGCCCAGCAAATTGATCTGGTTTCCTGCTCAATACTCCAGTCATATGACTCGGTAACCTCATTCCAGGATGGAATAGACAAGTGACGCTGTGCGATACAATTAATCTTCCTGGATGACTGCTGTGACAGGTTGTTAGTGGCTTTTAATTTAATGGCCAGCATAGTCACATTGCCGTAATCTATCTGCTCCGCAGAATATCCGCGAACACTGACCACGTTAACATCATTGGCAACCCTGGCACTCCCATCTTTACCATCACCGCGCTGCACATGAGCTGAGTAACGGCCAACCGGCACATCATATTTGAAAGTCTTACGAATTGCCGTTTGTGTCGCTCCAGTAATAGTCTCAACACCTAACAATTGGGACGGTCCAGTTGCCACACCAACATCATTTATTGGTGTGACATATAACTTAACGGTAACAGTCTTACTATCTAACCCACCAGTATCATTTGCATAATAAAGACCACGAGTTAAGGCGATGTCAAATGCGACCTTATTAATCTCAGTTAAAGCAGGGTTTATTGAGAATGGCCCAACCGTATTTGAGCCATCCACTTCCTGACCATTGATCTCTGATGTATTAAAAACTGCAGTAGGAAATAAATTAGATTTCTGGCCAGGCAGTAAAACTTCAATTTCTGCCTCCCCAAAAGATGAAAGCTCTGAGTCTTCGATATAAATATGCTCATATTGAATCAGTGCCTTACCTTGTGTAACCAAGAATAACTGATACAAATACTGATCATTATTTTCAAACTCAGCATATGGCTGGGCTGCAAAGTCTGGATAGACTTTCATGCGGCCATACAGCACAGGAATAGCTTGGCCTATGCGTGCCTGGTTGCCCTGAGCGCTTAACGTATAGGTAGGACTTGCCGCGGCCATTTGCGCTTGTGCCTGCGGTTTTGGCAGTGATGGCGCGGGAATCAATGCATTGATTAATGCCTGGCCAACAAAGGTGATACCAGCCTTTAGCAAGGCCATTCCCAACTGGCTTTGGATGCCAGTCATTGCACCGATATTGGTAGCTAGTGGGCCGGCGTAATATAGCAAGGCAATGGTCAAAACCATTTTAAGAGGGTTTGAGCCACCGCCACCACCAAGTGGCATCGCTACAAATGCCAGTTGATCGTTATCTTTTATGAAGGTGCTGGACCAATCCCTTCTAAGCACTGGTACATTATTCAGCTTGCAAATAACCGGGCGACTAAGGTCAACTTTGTGTATGTCGACAATCCGCTTAATGCTCATCCGGCGCTCAACTACACGTGTGCGTAATCCAATGCTGGCATTAAAAGGGTTGGTAATATTATGAACAACGGCTCGCATGTCGGTAATACTCAATGTTATTCCAGCCGTTCATCTTCAGGCTGTAAGAATCGCTGAACACGACACCAATGCCCTGGACACAGTGTAAAACGCCACCGCCATCAACATCCAACCACACTCCAACATGGGAATCTCTTCGCCCTTGTCGCATGAGCACACCGTCACCCTCTGCAGGTTGTTTTACCAGGTGCCACTGTTTCTTTTCCGGATGTGACTCAAAGGCATTAATCACTGCACGCAAGTCATCGGCATCAACAGAAATCATTGGCACCTCAATATTGAAGTGGTGCTTTTGCACATAGCGCAATAACCCCCAACAATCGAAGCTATCTGGCCCTTGTGCTTTCTTTACCCACGGCCTGCCGATGTATTGAATCGCCCAATGCATGATTAATCCGTAATCAACCCAGGGAATCGACGATCGTCGTATTCATTGTTCGGAAATTTCTTGTTCACAAAGTCACCCAGGGATGCACGTGCCTGGATCGTAGTCGTATCGACATCGATTGAGCTGATGATCATACGAATTGGCTTTGCGTTTTGCGGACCTTCTTCTGGATTACTTGATAAATACACCCGCCAAATCACTTCCAGCAGGTCCAGCGATCCAGAGGCAAGCTCTATGTTTTCAAGAATCTCTCCCGACACGTTATCAATGGTGATCTGAAGCTCAGGTACGCCAGAGTCGATCACCTCCGGGGGCACAATGTCAAAAGTAAATGCCTGAAACTCAACCAACTCTCCAGGATTAATAGGCGCTGAGTTTTCCAGCCGCGCTGTAAGTGGGATATAGTCAGCGACGACACGAATAGGAACTGAAAACGCTGGATGTATGATTTCCAGCGCATTCAGTATCACTTCACTTGTCGTGGCGCTTGCATATGCCTCTTTAAGCGCTTCCGAGTACAAATCATCAATATCAGGCATCTATAATTTCCAGTGTTGCGCTTACATCCCAGTTCATACCTGGCAATGCATTTTCTTCCGGATCTGTGATAAATCGCGTGACATACGTTTGCATGCCATACCCTGCATTCAAGGCGGCGGTAAAAAATGCTGCGCCATCAAAAATATTGTTCGTATGCCAATCCTTAAAGATGGCCATTTCAGCCGGGGTAAATCGCCAGCTTGCTTTTACTTGTGTCGGCGTCCCTCTGGCTTTTTTTCGTTGACGCGCAAGCCCGGTTTGCATCTCTGTGCGAATGAGCGCCCCTGCTTTTTTTAAGCCGTAACCAGACAGGTTAGGGACAGGCAATGTTGCTGGCCATGTCTCCATTTTTACCCTCCTGGTGATCTCATTAAGTTATAGGTCGACTCCAACTGCTTAGGGAATCCAGTGTTTCTGCGCAAATCGTTTTGCAGCTTTCTATCTACAATGCTTTCGATGTATGCAGTCACCGTCGCCCCGTTATCAGATGTCTCAACAGTACCCTGTTTATTTTTGTCTGATGTTTCGACCAGGTTAACTATGATACTTGCACCACCGGCACCACTGGCCTCAACACCAAGGTTGCCATTACTCATGCGCCTTAACGGAAAAATGCCCTCGGCACCGGCTTCACCCATCACATTGCCACCCTTGGCAAATGCACGAGGTGATCCAGTGAAGAATGTTGGCTTATTTACGATGGAATTGCTGTACTGACTAATGTCACCCACAGGGTAAACATTGCCTTTTGCATTGAAGATAGTTCCTGATCCATTGCCACCAAAAATACTGTCAAAAATACCTCCAAGATCAGAGCCACTGATTGCTTCGGCCAATGGCTCAGTCACATTTTTGCGCAGTAAAATCTTGGTGATGTCTTCAAAAATCCCCTGCAGGACGTCGCTCAGTTTTTTGCCTGACAACACGGCCTCTTCAAAAGAGCTTTTCATTGTCAAACCAAGCTCTTGTGAAATGCTCTTGGTTTTTTTGGTCTCGTTGCCGATATTCTTAACCGCTGTACGGTAGCGCTCTTCTTCCGCTTCCAGGATGACATCGATCTGGTCCTGCTCGCCCTCCATGCTGCCGATCCGCTCCAGGCGACGCTGGTGTTCGATGTCAATCTGCGCACGTGCACGCTCACGATCTGACTCAATCATGGCAATATTCATGTCTTCAGTTTCGCGCAGGATGTCCTGGTAGACCTTGGCGTTATTGTTATAAACGGCCTTGTCTGCATCCTCACCGGCTTGTATGCCTTCCATCACATCATTATTTCTGGCGATGGCTTCGTTTAAAGCCTCCTGGGCAATTTTGGCCTCTTCGGTTGCTTTAACCTGGTCGGCCAGCCCCTGCAGATATTTTTTGACGGCGGGGTCCAGGCCAACATAATTATTCAGTTGCTCCTGAAGCTTTTCGGACAAAGCCTGTGCCGGTGCAACGGCTTGCTGGAAGTTTTGAATCAGGCGGGCGGTATCTTCAGCGATTTGCTGTGCGTCTGACTTACCCCCGGAGCTGTTTTTTTTCTGTGCGCTAGCCTTGATATTGGCAATCGCTTGTTCATGCGCCTGGAGGGCTTGCTGATACTCTGCCGAGTTTTTCTGCAGCCCACGGGTGGCACTTTGGAAAGCTTTGTTTTCGTCCTCGAGCTGCTTGGCAACTAAACCTGCACCACTTAATCGGCTGCTGCTGCCCAGGTACTTATTCAGCTCGTCGACTGCATTCACTTTGTCACGTTCACCTGCCAAAAAGTCCGAGGCCTCTTTGGCTAGAATTTCAGAAGTCCTTTTGACACGCAACAAATCAGCAAGCACTGCCTTTTGTGCTTCAATCTCTTTATCACTTCCCCGGGTGGCAGCACGCAAAGTGCCTGAAGCATCTGTGTATGTATAGCCAGTTTTACTTTGTAAACTACGCAGTTTGGCCTGAGCATTACTAATCTGCTCATCTAAGGATTCATCACGGCCAATACTTAACAGTGACTCTTTAGCACCATCGATGGCAGATTTAATCTTATTCCAGCTGCGTTCGATCAAGCCTGCATTCTCAAGGACTTGAGTTTTCCGGCTGTCCATCGTGTCGGCAAAAGTCTTGATGGCCAGTGTGGCCGCCTCTTGGGTTTTGCCTTGCTCCTGGAGCGCAACAATCTGCCTGTAAATGTCAGCCGTTAAAAAGTTGTACTGGGTATTCAGCGTTTTGATCGCCTTGGCTGGATCCTCAGCCAACTTAACGAACACTTCAACCACGTCTGAGACTTCTTTGCCGGTTGCCTGGCTGGTTGCAATCACACCGCGCAGCGCGATATCGATCTGATCACCAGCCAGCTTGCCAGACAAGGCCAACTCATTCGCTGCCTGGCGAGAGTCACTGAATTTGCCTGTGAGCTGGCCATTGACCTGCGCAAGGGTTTCCAACTGGCTGGCAGTTTTTCCGGCTGCTTCACCAGTCAGGATGACAGTGTCTTTTAAAATCTGTGATTGTTTTGCCCCATTAAAGTAGGCTGTGGCCAAACCAACAGCAGCCGTGACAGCCACGCTGGTCGGATTTATAAGTGAGGTAATGTAACCTGTCAGGCCGCGTACAGCAGGCCCAATGCCCCCAAAGGAGTCTTTAAGCTGGCCACCTTGTTGCAACAGCACCTGCAACGGTTTCTGGCCAGATCCCAAACTGGTGACAATATCGGTGAACTGCATAGGCACTTGACGCAACGCCTGCGTCATCTGGGCAGCGCTTAAAGTGGTATTTTGAAGCTGTTTGTTTTGATTTGAAAGCTGCGAAGCTGCATTTTGTGCATTCTGTGCAATCTTCTGCTCTTCGGCAGCTACTTTGCTTAATTCAGGGGTGGCAGCCTTGCTGTCAGCAGTGACCTTAATGCCTAATTGAACGTCATTGCTCATTGCTGTATTCCTTTCTCACTGCGCGTTCCATTACCTGAAAGCCGTTAAAATCGTCATCGCTGATCGTTAAACCGGCCAGCTCAGCCGCAGTTTTTACGCCGGAATAATCAATAAAGGCACCAAACTCAAATCGCCATTGGGTGGCAGCTACAAAGAATAAATTGACTGCCTCCAGGTTAGCTGGCCAGATCTCCTGCGTAGCCTCAGACGGGTCACCTAGCATCTTTTTGATTTGCTCGTCGCTCAAGCCGTTACGCTTGAGGTCATCGACGCGCTGCTGATAGGTTGGAGAGGCCGTTTTACCTGCCAGGTACCAGCTCCTGGCGACCTCTTTCAGTTTTTTAAGTGGCCCTCGATCACCGCTTTAAAATAAGCCTGAACGATCTGGCCAGCCGCTTTTGGGTAACCATCTAAAAGCAGCTCCAGATTTGCCTGGCTAAACTCAAGAGGGCCACTCTCACCATATACCTCTCGCCACCCTACAACTCCTTGCAAGCAGATTTCGCGTGCAGTAGGGATAGGCTTGCCCTTGAGTTTGAGCCAGAGCTTGACCAGGAAAAACCAGACGCGCTGAAACCAATTGCGGGGCCGATGGTATTCAAACCACTCATTGAATACTTTAGGGGCTTTATATTTGAAATCCATAAAGACCTTGGCCGGTTCACCACCTGGTACAGATAAGATCACCTCGCTTTCAATGGTTGGCTCTGCTTGCAAGACAAACTGCAT